CTGCGGGGAATCTTTGCTGTATTCTCCCTTGAGCACTTGATAACTTTACATTATATACTTTTCCGTATTCTAAAGTCTTTGTAATTTTTTGACGAATTTCTTTTCCCTCACCATATTCTTTTGAAATACTGATTCCAAGTTCTTCAATTTTAAAAGAATTTGCATACAATCCAGTAACCGATATATCAAAATTAACATCAACTGTTTTTGGTCCTTGAGCACTCACAAGCCAGTCTTTTGTACTAAAAACTTTCTTATCTACAAATTCAAATGTTTCTGTGATTCCATTTTCAACTTCAACTTGTATTGTATGTTTTCCTTTTGTTAGAAAAACTTTCTTTGGTTTGGGATTATTTTCTCTCCAGTTAAAAATTCTACCACCATCAATATCAGCAATACCACTTCTTTGTTGAGCACCACTCCCACCTCTAGTATTTCTTAATTCTATTGGTATATAATTTGCCTGCATAATCGGCACATCATCAATTAAGATTCTACCCGCATTATCAACAGTTGACTTAAGTGCATAAAACCCGTCATACGGGATATCCAAATTCCAAGAATTTCTATAAACAACTCCACCACTATCACTTCCTTTTTTTGATAAAGGAGGAACTGGGGAAATTGCATAACGATTCATAAATTGACTCCAACTTGGTCCCTCTCCTGGAGTTTTCACATATTTAACTGGCCACCACTTTTCCTTTCCGCTAGGAAATCTTGTTGTCCAAATTGGATTATTTGGGCATCTACCTTCTTGTTGTATGATAGGTTCTTGAGGAATTGGAGGCATTGGAGCATCAATTGTTAATGCAACTCCCATTGGATTTTCATTCCAAGACTTTGCAGAGATAACTTCTTCTTCAGTAAATGAAGTTTCAACATTTATTGCAAGAGCCATTGGATTTCCTTTTGCCAAAGGACCAACGTTAATTTGTTCCAAGTCAGCAGTCAGTTTATATTTTCCTGCTTTAAAGAATTTTGTTTCTAAAGTTTTACCTGTGCTTCTTCCAGGACTACTAAATCCTCTCTTAGTAATTACAGTATTTCCACCTGGTCCACTAAAAGTAAGATTCACATTATCATCCACCATTATTTCAATGTTATAATTACCATCAATTGGAAAGTCTAAATTATCCCAAACAATCCTATGAGTTCCAACATAACTTTCTTCCTGTGCTCCTGAAGAAGCAGGATCAAAGGGAAGAATTCCATATTGATTTATAAATCCAGAGTCTCTTCCTGCTGTTGGATCAATTCTCCAAAGTTGTCTATTTGCTCTATTGATGTAATCAATAGTATTAAAAATATTTCTTGATTGTATATTTTGTGATGATGTTGATGTTTTTGATTGTTGTCTATTTACTTCTACTGGTAAGGCATTTGCAATTAACACTTCAAGAACCATTTGATCATCAACACTTGCAGAAATTTCATAATCTCCACTTTCATTGATGTATACATTTGCCCATTCAATATTCGTGGTTGTATTATCCTTTACATTTTCAGGAAGAACTCCACTTCTCTGTAAAAAGATTTGACTCTCTGCAGAATTTTTAGAAAATTCATTTAAAGCATATTTTCCAGAAGTAACTGGAATTAATTTAACATTAGATCCATTAATGTTTCTTAGACTATCAAACACCACCTTACCATTTGATTTATTTTTGATTTCAATAGCAATTCCAGAGGGACCAGTATCTTGTCGGTATGCAACTTTTACTTTATAGATACCTGCCTTAAAATTGTTTACTAAGTTTTTTACCCCAGTATAAGCAGCAGTAACTTTAAATGGTTTTTGATCTGGGGTAGGTGGTTGTGTTATAACTTGTCTTACAACTTTTTCTTTGATTGGAATGTTCAGCAAGTCCAATCTAATTCTATGAACACCTGCTTTAAGTGTTTTTGTGATTGCTTCAGGAGAATCTTTGAAAGATTTTAGATCTGTTATTTTAACATTATCCAAATAAAACTCTGCTTTATTATCACATAGTCCTCTAAAAACATATTCACCATCATAGGGAAATTCTTCTTCCCATTCAAATGTAAAAGGAATTCCTGCAAAATCACTTCCTGGAACATTTGATGGAGGTGCAGGAGATACTGCAAAAGAATTCATAAATTCATTCCAAGCAGGGTAATTGACATTAAACTTGGTTCTTGTAACTTTATTTGCAGAAGTTAATCTTAAAGGAGGTTCTTTTCTTGTACTCCACCAAGGATTTTGTAACTGCTGAAGAAAATCTTGATACTCTTTAATTTCTCTTGCAATTGGATCTTTGGATAAATTTGCATAAAGAGTTGGATCCCAGGATCCAAGTTCTTTTCCATTTGGATCATATCTAAGACCATATCCAACATCTGTTGGTTCGCAGATTTCATACTCTTCAAAATCATCTTCTTGATCATAAAATTCGACAGTTTCCGTAATTTCTCCAATGACAGCACGAGTAACTGCACCAACTCCAATATTGCACCCATCTTTAACTTCTACAATCGGTGCATATTGATATCCAAATCCACCAGAAACTAAGTCAATCGCAAGTAATGCACCATCTTGACCGATGACTGGATTACCCTGAACACCAACTCCACCACCACCATAAAAATAAACTTGAGGGGGCCCACACTCAGATTCAAGTTGAATTCCTCCACAAGGATTCTCTTGAGAAACTATATCGTTTGGAGTGAGTTGATTAACTTCATTGATGTTTAGATACTTAATAAAGTTCCTGGTCTTAAATACAAAACGAGTTCCAGGATTTAATTTTGCATAATCATTAGCTTCACATACTGACACGCCTTCAACAAATCCCCTATCGGTGGAAATGTATCCAACTTTAATTACATCCTGTGAAGCAGGTCCAAAAATATTAAAAGACATCTATATTATGATCTTTCTTGGATTCCAGTTTAATCATATTTATCTCTTTAGATTCACATCGGGAGTTGCTTTTGTCGGTTCAACATAAGGAACCTCTGCAGTTGGAGTTACTGATGTTGTTTTTGCTGCAATATCTTCAACTGACTTAAGATTTGGTGTTTGTGGTTCTGGTTGTGATGCTCCACCTCTCGCAAAGGTATAATAATCAGATACTGCTACATTTGGTTTTAATTCACATCCAAAAAGATTTAATTTAAGATTTTCAAAACTTAAAGCCGAAGTCATACTTCCATCAATATTTCCAATCAATGAAGTAATATCTGAGAAAGGTCCATTCACTCCAGAAATTTGCCCCTGAATATCTCCAAGAAAAGCATTCACATTATTAATTAAAGTATTATTTGCGTCTGTAATGTCATTTTTACTGAAAGAAATTGCTTGTCCTACAATTTCTTCAGCGTAACACATTGGAACATAAGGATTCTTTCTTCTATCATCTGTGCTCTGTCTTGCTTGTTGTTCTATCTTTTCTGGTTGTAATGCAGCAAGCAATAAGGATTCAATCAATCCACATAATCCTTGAGTAATTTTATTGTACAAACATAGAATAAGTTCAGTAATAATTTCTTTAAGATCTGCAATCATATGTCTCATACTTGAAGGCATTGCAGAAACAATTTTAGTTAATTCTTTGTTTAATAACTTCAAAACATATTCCATAATCTTATCAAAAATTATTTTTATATACTTTGCAATAATACAAGCAGCCTTTGAAATTAAACTTAGTATTTCTTTTATAATACTTGAGACTGCATCTGCATAACACTTAAGAGCATTCAAATACTTTGCTATTTCTTGTAGTAAATTATCTAATACTGTTTGAATCGCTTTGATTGCAGATCCAACTTTGTCATCTGGTTTCAAGAGAGGAATTCTTTCTTGATACTTATCTTGTCTTTTTTTATCTCCTGCTCCTATTTGGTGAACTGCATTTGTACTTTCTTTTGTTGCTCCTGGTTGAGATAATGATGCTGGAGAACTTGCTTCTCTGCAACGATTTTTAATTCCTTGTGCTACTTTTTGTTGAACATAATTATCTCTTTCTGCACCAGTTAATCCTTTTTGATCTGCCTCTGCTCTTGCACTTTGAGCATCTGCAAGTTGAGTAGAAGTAAGAGATTTATCTGAACGAAGACCATATTCATTTACAGAAACATTTGGTGGAGCAGGAGCACATTCTGATGTCTGCTCTGGTGTCTTTGGTTTTACAATGACTTTTTCTTCATCAGGAACTTTTTCCTTTTTATCTCTTTCTTTCGGTTCTTGAGTATTTGCAAATCCACTTTGAGGACTAAAATTCTTTCCTCCAGTGAGTGATGTTTTATTAGATAACGTCGTCTGAGCATTATTGCCCAGAACTCCCATAATGACTGGAACTTGTTGATCTTGTCCATCAAGAAAAAATCCAAATACAAAGTTACCTTGACGAAGATTTGGAGTTTGTGATGCAGATGCCTGACCACCACCTGCAGTCACAGGATACATCACCTGTGCCCAAGCAAGTTCTTCGGAACGAAGTGATTCTTCCTCTTGATCGTGAAGACCAATAATTCTTACTTTATAACGATATCCCCATCCAACAACACTATTTCTGTCTGTGAATTTTCCAGGCAGTATGTTATCTCTCCAAGTGGAATCGTCAGCAATCTGCCCGATCCACCAATTAAAATGTTCACCAAGAAACCCAGGATTATATAAACTCATTAGTCCTCATAAATTCTACATTCCAGTGCATTAGGATTATCATTACAATATAATTCTAATGCCGTTGGATCGTGATGTTTGGTTGGATGTTTTTGAGTCCATCTTTCAAGTGCAGCCAACTCATCCTCAATATGGCGTTTTGCTTGAGGAGATGTTAGTGGATCATCTAATATTTTTTTATCATACTCTATGTGCTTCTCTACACTTTCCATATTGGTAAGGTATTATTTACTATTTAACAATTTTAAAAAGGATTATAGGTGGGATTTCCTTTTTTTCCAGTGGAATCCCTCACTGCAGTAATCTTAGTAAAGCATCCCGTTGATAAATTGTAATAATGACAGAGATCTGCAATAATATAATATCCACCAAGATAATTATCCAGTCCTTGAGTTTGTTTATTTGATAGTTCTGGTGGGTCTATCCAAATCAAATCTCCTGCGTGCAAACTTAAATCACCATAAATCGTAATTGTAGTTTTTGATGAGAAGAGTTGATTATATCTCATTGAAGACTGATTCAAAATATTCTTTGGATCAAAATTTTGATCTTTAGATTTTTCTATTTGTTTTTTTGTATCTCCAGATGGTAATGTTCCTCTATCAATTAAATGATATTTTGTTTTTGAAAAGTCTTTGTTTTGCCCTTCAATATTAAACTTTGGATTTATTTTTGGTAAATTCTTTCCTGCTTTTTGAAGGTTCTCTTCCGATGCTTTACTTGAAGCAGAAGATTGTGAATTTGGATTTATAACTTCATAATAACAATCAAAGGGATCAAATAGGATTGTTCTTGTAGAATAGGTTCCTGCTTCTAATTTTCTTATAATATC